ACGCTGTCAACGCCATGCTCAAGGGCAAGGCCACCAACGCCGTCATGCTCTACCGCATCAACGACCGCGAGGTGCGCTCCTACAGCATCCCCGAACTGGTCAAGCTGCGCAGCCTGCTGCTCACCCAGGTGGGCCAGGAACGCCGCGCCGCCGGCATCGCCGACAAGACCGGCAGCAGCCGCCTCATCGCCGTGAGGATCCGCTGATGCAGCGCGCCAGCCAACTGCAGCGCGACGGCCAGCCCCTGGTCGCCGGCAGCTCGATCCTCACCCACTGGAAGGCCGAGCGCGAACGCCAGCGCGCCGTCGCGGCCGAACAGCAGGCCTTGCACCAGGCCATGGCTGCCATGCGTGGCCATGCCGGGCGCATGGGCCCGCGCCGCAGCCCGGCCAGGCCCATGGCCGCAGCGCTGCCCGAGCCGGCCTTCAAGGTCGTCAGCGGCGACCGCGCCTTCACCGCGGCCGATACCGACCGCTTCGCCGCCGGCTGGACCAGCATCAACACCGGCATCAACGCCGACCTGGAACGCGCGCTGCCCACACTGCGCGCCCGCAGCCGCGACTTCTTCGTCAACACCGACATCGGCCGGCGCTACGGCCAGCTGGTGAAAGACAACATCATCGGCAGCAAGCCGCCCCGCCTGCAGGTGCGCGCCACCCTCAGCGACGCCAACGCCTCGCTCGACACCATCGCCAACCAGGCCATCGAAGACCACTGGATGCGCTGGTGCGAGCGCGGCCGCTGCGACATCACCGGCCAGTACAGCTTCGCTGCGCTGTGCCGCACCCTGGTGGCCGGCGCGGCCCGCGATGGCGAATTCCTGGTGCGCCGCATCCGCAACACCAGCCTGCCCTACGGCTACGCCCTGCAGGTGCTCGACGTCGACCGCATCTACACCGGCAACGGCGCACTCGGCGCGGTCAACGCCGGCAACCACGTGCGCCTGGGCGTCGAGATCGACCTGCTCGGCCGCAAGCAGGCCGTGCACCTCTACAGCGCCCACCCGGGCGACGCCGCCATCGGCCTGGCCCCCAAGCCCATGGCCGAGCGGGTCGACATCGCCGATGTGTTCCACGAATTCGTGGGCGAGCGGCCTGAGCAGGTGCGCGGCTACCCCTGGACGGCCGCCATCCTGCGCCGCGCCAACGTGCTCGACAGCTATGAAGGCTATGCCGTCGTCGCCGCCAAGATCGGCGCGGCCAAGATGGGCTTCTACCTCACCGACAAGGACGCCCCCGGGGGCGAATCACCCACGTTCGATGAGTACGAAGACGCCACTGGCCAGCTCGTGCAGGACGTCGAGGCCGGCATGCTCGAAGCCCTGCCGCCCGGCGTCTCGTTCGAGAGCTTCAACCCCGACTACCCGCACCAGAACTTCGGCCAGTTCGTCACCACCTGCCTGCGCGGCATCGCCGCCGGCCTGAACGTGGCGCACCACAACCTCACCGGCGACATGACCGGCGTGAACTACAGCTCCGCCCGCATCGCCGAACTGGCCGAGCGCGAACACTGGCGCGGCCTGCAGGCCTGGTTCATCGACGCCTTCGTGCGCCCGGTCTTTCTCGAATGGCTGCGCATGGCCCTGCTCACCCGCAGCATCACCCTGCCCAGCGGCAAGCCGCTGCCGGCCGAGCGCTTCGACAAGTTCGCCCAGGCCGCCAGCTTCCAGCCGCGTGGCTGGGCCTGGGTCGACCCCGAGGCCGATATCAAGGCCAGCGCCCTGGCCATCGCCAGCAACCTGCGCAGCGAGCGCCAGGTCACCGACGAGCAAGGCATCGATCTCGATGACGTGCTGCTCGACAAGCAGCGCTTCCGCGCCCGCTGCCTCGAACTCGGCCTGCCCGACCCCTACGCCTTGCAGACGCCTGCACCCAATGCTGCAGCGCCTGCGCCGAAAGCCGCCGCATGAGCCACCTTCTCAACGCCCAACGCCACTGGTCGCGCGCCGATGCGGCCGGCCGCGCCGAACTGGCCGCCGCCCTGGCCGGCATGACCGTGGGTCAGCGCCTGCGCGTGGCCGATGTCGTCGGCCGCGCACCGGGTGCAGCGCCTGCGGGCAGCGAGGCTGCAGCCGGCTCGCGTGCCGATGCGCTGCCGCCGCTGGTCGACTTCGTCAGCATCGGCCTTCGTGCCGGCAGCGTCGACCCCGAGACCCGCGAATGCGAACTCAGCTTCAGCAGCGAAGCGCCCTATGAACGCTGGTGGGGCATCGAAGTGCTGGGCCATGCCGCCAGCGAAGTGGACATGTCGTGGATGGCTTCAGGGCGGGCTCCGTTCCTGAGCGACCACGACGCGTGTGAGCAGATTGGCGTCATCACACGCGCCTGGATCGACCGTGGCCGGAAAGGCCGCGCAGTCGTGCGCTTCGGGAAAAGCGACGACGCCGAACAGGAAATGCAGGACGCCATGGACGCCGTGCGCGTCAACGTCAGCGTCGGGTACGAGATCCGCGAACTTGAGCTTGTGAAGCAAGAGGGCGATGTCAAGACCTACCGCGTCACCGACTGGATGCCGCTTGAGTGCAGCCTGGTCGCCATCCCTGCCGACATGACCGTCGGCATTGGCCGCAGCGCCCCGGCGCCCACAGGCCGCACTCCCGCTACCCCGAAAACCCCGGAGCCCATGATGACCACCCCCACCACCGAAAAGACCGGCGACCAGACCTACCGCGATAACGTCGCCACCATCGGCCGCCTGGCCGAGGCCTACTCGGCCTTCATCAAGCCTGCCGACATGGCCAAGGCCATCGCCGACGGCGCCGATGCGTTCAAGTTCCAGGAACTGATCCTGCAGCGCATGCAGTCCGGCGCCACCGATGTGACCACCACGGCCGCCCTGGGCGTCTCGCGCAAGGAAGTCGCCAAGTACAGCTTCATGCGCGCCCTGCAGGCCATGATCCCCGGTGCCAACGTCGACGCCGGCATCGAGCGCGAACTGTCGCGCGCCATCGCCCAGCAGGTCGGCCGCGAGGCCGAAGGCATCTTCATCCCCAGCGACATCTTCGCCGGCCGCACCATCAGCGCCGGCCAGGCCGACGGCACCGGCCGACGCGACTTCACCGTCGGCACCTCGACCGAAGCCGGCAACCTGGTGCAGACCGACGTCGCGGGCCAGCTGTTCACCGACGTGCTGCGCCCGGCCCTGGTCATGGGCCGCATGGGCATCACCATCCTGCCCGGTCTGCGAAGCAATCTGCTCATCCCGCGCAAGAGCGTGGCCGGCACGCTGGCGATGCTGACCGAAGTGGCCGCCGCGACTGAAACCCAGCCCAACACCACGCAGGTCACGATGTCGCCCAAGCGCATCTCGGCCTTCGTCGAGCCCAGCAAGCAGGCCATCATCCAGAGCGAGGTCGGCATCGAAGCCATGATCCGCGACGACCTGCTCAGCGGCGCCGCGGTGCTCATCGAGAACCAGGGCATCAATGGCTCGGGCACCAGCCCCAACGCCCGCGGCATCCGCAACGTCAGCGGTGTGGGCTCGGTCGTGGGCGGCACCAACGGCCTGGCCCTGGCCTGGTCGCACGTCACCGGCCTGGAGGCCGCGGTGGCCAACGCCAACTCAGCGTCGACCGACCGCGCCGGCTACCTGGTCAACACCAAGGCGGTGAACACCGCCAAGAACACCCAGAAGGCCCCCAACCTGCCTTTCATCTGGGACAACACCGGCACCCCGCTCAACGGCTACCGCGCGGGCGTCACCAACAACGTGCCGAGCAACCTGACCAAGGGCACCAGCTCGGGCGTGTGCTCTTCGGTGGTGTTCAGCAGCGACTGGTCCATGTTTGTGCTCGGCCTGTTCGGCGGCCTGGATATCACGGTCGACCCCTACACCCTGGCCAGCACCGGCCAGATCCGCATCACGCTCAACCAGTTCATCGACTGGGCCTGCCGTCAGCCGGGTGCCTTCTCGGTGATGGACGACGCGCTGACGCCGTGATGGCTGATGGATCGGTCGCCCGGTCCACGGCCGGGCCGGTCGATCCGGTTACCTCGATTCGCATCCCTACCCAGGAGCCCCACATGGCCACCGAACCCAAGCCCGTCAACCTCATCGTCACCAACGCCTGCAAGATCGATGGCGAACACGTCGCCGTCGGCGAAATTCTGCTCAACGTCGAGGCCGACCTGGCGATCGAACTCACCGGCGCCGGCCGCACCCGCCTGGCCACGGCGGAAGACATCGCTGCGGCTGAAAAGGCAGCTGCCAAGGCCACCAAGTAAGCCGCCCCGCGCAGACGCCTGCACGCCGCCCCTGCCATGCTCACCCAAGACCACAGCATCTTCTACGCCGACTTCGGTGTGGATGCCACCTTGGCGGGTGCACCGGTGCGTGGCTACTACCGCGCACAGGGGCGTGAGGGCGCCGGTGCGGCGGCTACCGATCCGACCTTCGAACTGCCGACCGCCTCCGTGCCGGCCACCGCCTACGGCGCCACACTGGTCGTGCCGAGTGAAGGCGCGTTCATCGTGCGCGAGCACCTGCCGGACGGCACCGGCATCTCCGTGCTCACGCTGCAGAAGGGTTGACCGGCATGCTCGCCCAGACCCACATCGTCGCGCTCATCGTGGCCCTCGGCCGCTCTGCACCCCCGGTGGCCGACCTGGTCGACGCGCATGCCACGCACCCCCTGCCGTCCGAGCTGGCGTCGCGCGTCATTGTGCGGGCTGCCAGCAGCAGCGGCCAGCAGATCGTCATCGGCGCCCAGGCCCCGATCGACGTGGCCACGCAGGTGCACCTGCAGTGCGTGGCCCGCGCGCCGGCCGGCTCGGGCCTATCGCCACAGCAGGCCGTGGATCCCATCGTGGCCGCCATGCATGAGCGGCTCATGAGCGACACCACGCTGCCGGCCGCCGGCTATGAGATCGACTTCGCCTTCGACTGGGTCTGGGACGAGGACGAGCTCGACGAATCCATCGGCAGCGTGCGCGCCATCTACACCCTGCGCCACCGCGCCGCCCACAACAGCCTCACCGTCTGAGCCACACGCCATGCAGCAGCCCACTTCACCCGAACCCATCGCGACGCCGGCCGATGCCGGCCCTGTCGGCGTGCCGCCTGGTGGCGGCTCCTGGACCTGGGATGCCGCCTCGCGGGCCTGGGTCAGCCTGGACGATATCCCCGCGGCCGCACCGGCCACCGACACCCCGGCCACCACCCAGGAGTAAGCCGCCATGCCACGCTACACCCGCAACATGGTGATCCTCGCCAAGGTCGAGACCACCGCCGGCACCGACGCCGTACCTGTCGGCGGCACCGACGCCGTGCTCATCGCCAACGATGTGACCATCACGCCGCTGGACGCACAGTACGCCGACCGCGCGCTGCTGCTGCCCTACTTCGGCGGCAGCCAGAAGCTGATCTCCACCTTCAGCCACAAGATCAGCTTCAGCGTCGAACTGGCCGGCTCCGGCACCGCCGCCACCGCGCCGCAGTGGGGCGATCTGATGATCGGCTGCGCCATGTCCGAAGCCCTACTCGCCACGCCCAACCGCGTGGAGTACACGCCGGCCAGCACGGCGCTCAAGACGCTCACGCTGTACTGCCACGACGACGGCCTGCTGCACAAGTTCACCGGCGCCATGGGCAACTGCAAGCTCAGCGCCAAGATCGGTGAGACGCCCAAGCTGATGTTCGACTTCGTCGGCGTCTACAACGTTGCGGCAGCCACGGGCAACCCGACGGCCACCCTCACGGCCTGGAAGACGCCGGTGCCCATGAACAAGGCCAACACTGTCGACATCACCATCGGCTGCACGTACAGCCTCGGGGCGCTCACGGGCGGCACCGTGTTCACCAGCCAGGGCATCGAGCTGGACTGGGGCAACAAGGTGGCGTTCATGGCCTTCCTGAACAGCGAGCGCGTCGACCTGACCGATCACGACTTCACCGGCCACTTCGACCTCGAACTCACCGCAGCCCAGGAAGCCACGGCCCTGGCCGATGTGGTGGCGAACACCGTCACCGGCCTTGGCTTCACCATCGGCACGACGGCGGGCAACAAGATCATCCTGTTCGCCCCGGCCATGCAG